TGCATCTGAAAGAGCAGAAGGACTCGCATTGTATAGGCGAGCCGCGGGATTGGGGGCAATAAATGGGACTGTCATTTCGTAAGGCTTATTCAGGCGTATGTCAAGTTTCATAGCTCCTGGTACCTGGGATAACCACTTGGAAAAGTTATTACCCTTGCTTCCTGTATTGACGTACATGTTGTAGACAGCATTGGTTGTGTGCAGAGGTACGTAACTGACAAGAAGAGACCCTTTGTGATAAGGGGTGGCAGCCAAGGTAAGCTTAAGATGGAGATTGGCTCGTATCATCGAGTAATTCCGCAACTTTGCTCTAATGGTCGGATTGGAGAAGTAAAGACTCCAGACATTGTGGAAAAACCTGGTAGACGATGATGTGATGTTGGCAGTCGCCAAAAGCATAGGACGGGAAAAGAAAGAATCCAAATCCTCCCTACTATCCGCGAATATTTTCACATTGCTCATCGCCATAACCATATTGCGAGTGGGGGTGTCTCCATCAACGTCTATCAAAGTGACGTGCTTCTCCTCAGGAACGCTTTCGTGTGGAACAACCTCAGATAATGACTGAGTCACTGCCTGTGGAAGCTGAGTTCTACGCTTGCCTAGAGAAAGGATTCCAATTGAATGTTGTAATGACAATATTTCTGAATGAACGTAGAGAGCTTTGTCAACTCTATCACGCACGTCACTCTTGCAAAAATATGCCTCGGAAGCTTTTAAGATACGAGCAGACTCGACATCCATAACTTCCTTCGCCATTTGCTTGAATGAACTAAGCTTTAGATTCAACTCATACATGGCATTGTCGTACTCAACATCAAGGGAAATTTCTGAATTATTCTCCTTTTCATCAGAGTCGCTTTGAGTAAACGCTTCTAAGGAAAACAAATCCTTCCATCCAAATCCCTTCCAAAATCTAGGTTTCTCATCACAGGGTAACGATCCACCTTCACACCATTCCTGATGTTTCAAGAGGGAGTCATGAATGCTGGATGCATCAGGAATTTTCGCTAGAACGACATCCTTATCAACCCTGAGCCACTCAGCGATATCTTGTGCCAAGTGGAAACGGATCGATTCAACCTCGTTTGGCGGGAGATGGAAAAGCAGCTCTCGCAAGGCACTACTCGTGGTACTGATGATCTGATTACCAAGGGTCTCATGTTTGGAAGGCAAAACCCAATTCAAACTACGCTTAATGGAATCGACCGCAAGGGCAGCCACTACGTGATCTCCAAACCACGCGCGTCTGTGCCAAGTTCTCTTGAGAAAACTGGCTTCAGTAGGGTGAACGAACTTAGACAATTTTCCGTCTTTGGCCGCACTAGTGAATTCCATAGAGGTATTCTCCTTAACAAACTTCGCGTAGGCGAGATTGTTCATGAAATCTTGGTGTTCATCTTTCACGGCCACCAACACATCGTCCCCATATATAAGGGGGCAACAGTTGTCAAAAAAAGGTACCTCTATCATTAGAAGTGTACCAATACGCCATGAGAAGCATCAAACCCCGAAGAGAATTATCTTCCGCAGTCCCGTATTTGCCTGAAGGCTGGTAACCAGGTACGACAAACAAGTCTCTATTAACCGAGATATACGGATAAATCTGGTCAGTAAGAACTCCCGCGAGCATGCGCAAAGCCTCATCATTATATCCCATTCTCTGGCATAGTTTGTAAATGAGCGACGCCGATGCAATAGCCAATTCAACTGGCATAGCAAGGTCATAACCACTGTAATCTCCCTCCATCCATTTCTGCGAAAAAGAGATAAGTTTGTTCCACAGACCTTCAGCTTGAGTATGCATATTGACCCCTATTGCAATACCAAAGTTGTGACCAACTTCCACAATAGCGGAGTACATGGGGGCCAAAAACATGCGCTGGACCAAAAGACTCGGAAACGAAGAGGTACAAAAAACGCGTGTTTTACCTTTCAACACTTTCTCCATCAATCGTGGTTCGTCTTTCAACTGACACTCAAAAATGGTTGGCACATAGTCATCCTTTGAAAGAGCATGCAAGAGAATATCAACATCCCTCTGAACCTTATTTGAAAGGCGGGCTTGAGGCTGATCACCTTCGACGTAGGGTCTCTTGTTTCCAGGATAACCAAAACCACCTGCAGTGCTCAGATCAATTTTCCTTACATACACATCGCTAGGGATGCCATTCAAAGCTTGAACAGCTGTTAACGGAGCCCATTTTCCATGCTGATCAGCGGGAATAACGCTGACGAACCTCTCAACGAGTTCGTCAATGATCGGTTGGAACCTTGACAATGGAAAACTCTTCTTATTGATGGCTACTTTCTCGAGAAAATTGTTATAGGGATTAACATACTTCCCGCGCAACAAAGTGGGTTTCATAACTGGAGGAAGGTATAAGGAAAAAATAGTCCTGGGGAAATACTTGTCAAATAAAGAATCGACTTGCTTAGTTATAGGACTAGCTACTAGTTCGGAATTCTTATTCATAAGTACAGGACCCTTTAGTTTCCCATAATATTCTATAGATCGCAACTCCAGGTAATGGAGAGGAGATTTCATGAGAGGAGCCTCCAATTGAATTGAGGTGTCAGCATGAGATGCTACAGGCAAAATCGAAGCCCATCGGAGATTCAGTTCAGAGATTGCTCTCATAATCTGCTCCCTCGAGAACCTCGGCCCAAATGAATATTGAGTAGGCTCCGCAGCAGCACCATGGATACCAATAAGGTAATCGCCCCCTCCAATCTTACATGTCAAGGGAAGTCCGCAATTGCCTCCTTTGTTTCCATCCCACTCATACATGACGGCATCGTCCAGCAAGATGTCTCCAACATGTTTATCAAACAATTTGACGTGAGTCGAAGTAAACCTCGTTGGAGTGAGGGCGACAAATCCCTCAGCGAAGTCAGTATCAAGACCATCATTTAGTGAGTTTGTCAAATCGAGAAATTTCCTACACGGAACGCGAAGCATAACCACATCGTTTGAGACATCAACAACATCTTCCTTGCAGAAGGCAAATTCTTGATACTTCGAATCATCTTTCTCGAAAGAGGCGTAGATCCTAATGGATCCTTCTTCCTTACCACAAAAAAGATGTTTGTTCGTGATCATGTATTGGCCTTTGATGCCAAGTGCATATGCTCGATTAACAATCCCAGTATGAGTGGAGAAATAAACGACATTCTTCATAGCGCGCTTGGCAAAATCATTCAGGTCTTGGGTAGATGTAGATAAGACATGTCTACGGTCCCAAATGTTATAAGACTGTGTAAGAGCATTTTTAGTACGAGAAAGTTGCAATCCTGCACCAATCTTCTCTTCAACCTCTTCAATCTTAGTATTGAAAGGACCCTCCAATTTACCATCGGAGGAGACCTCGACCTTGACATCACCTTGAGATTGGATAGGAAGTTCTTCC